ATGGAATGGCGACCGATTGAGACTGCGCCGAAGGATGGGGGCGAGGGGCTTGTGGGTGTATGGGTTTACGCTGACGCTAAGCGCCGCAATCCCCGATGGTCTAGCTGGACCACTTACTTTGATGGCGGCGATCTCGGGTGCGATGGCGAATGGGGCGATCCGCCAACCCACTGGATGCCGCTCCCCGCTCCACCCACCCCAGACGACGACACAGTAGAGATACCGCGCATTGATATGACGAAGGAGGTCAGTCGCTAGGACAGGCCGCATGATACCGCGCGTTGTGCGCCTGCTTTTCCTCGGTCGTCACATCGGGATCGTAGATGTTCCGGTGGTCGTTCCAATCCTCACCGGGCGCGGGGCGCAGCGGCAAAGCGGAATCGCCTTGGCACCAGCTAGTCCGGTTGGCGGTATCGCTCGCAGCTTGCTGCGTATCCTGGCGCAACGTCGCGCAGGCAGGCAGTGTAACGAGCATTGTCGCGATCAAGGCGAACTGCATTTTCCGCTTCATTGGCTTTCTCCAGTTGGTCGAGTGTGGTTTCGTATCCCTGCGAGACAGCCTTTGCCTCGCCAGCCTTTTCCGCCGTGTTGAGCGTGTCCTCGACCGCATTGTCGGCAATAAGAACGGCAGCGGTTACACCCGCGACCAGCAGGGCAATGCCGCCCGCCACGATCCAGCCCTTGGGTGTGATGCTCCCAGCGAATTTCGCGATAGCGGCGATAGGGTCAATCATCATTCAAACTCCGGTAACGGGGCGACCGAAGCCGCCCCGCATGGTGCTTAATCTTCCACCTCGGTGGATGCTTCGTCTGGCAATTCAGTCCACAGGGGTGGCACCTCCGCAGACTCCATCAAGTAGCGGTGGCTCGCGACTGTCGCGCCCGCGCTGTTCATGACGTAGATATTCGCCACAACAGGGTTGGTCAGCTTTTCGGGCGAGAGCCACCCCGCATGAACGCCGGGCGTGTCGGACTCGCTGTTTTCAAACGACAGGAACTGGAAATAACCATCCTTTTGCTTCACTTGATACGAATTGATTTGCTGGCAGAATTCAGATCGCCCGCCGCCCGGACAGTCATTGATGTGCTTCATGGTCAACATTCTTCTGTTCCTTCTTCTATGCCGCTAATGCGCGCGGCTGCGCTTTCCGGCTCACACCGAAACTGTTAAATCTCGTCTCCAATCTCGATCCGCTTCGCTCGCGCAACAGACCTATCCTTGACGGCAATCGCGCCAGCGGAACCAAGCCCGAGCGTCACCAAGCCGCCAGCAAAGGCGAGGCAGTATTCAGTCAGGCTCGCTTCCGTTCGGATCGCCACCCATTGCGCCACGCCGATGAAAACGACCGACCCCAGCGCGCCGACGATACGGTTCAATTCGAGGCCCCCATTCGCCCCGCGTAGAAACTCGGTAATCATAGCTCGTGGTCCCCGCTCCAGTTGCCATTGGCGTGTGCTAATTCGTGGGCAACAACGAGCGCGAACAGCTCGCCATTTTGCGCCGCCGGGACCGGGTCGGGCAGGAACACCACCGGGACGCCCTTTGTCGTCCGCTTGGAACACCCGAGCAACAGCTTGCCCTCTTCGCGCGGGATTCCGCAGGCTTCGTTGAGCTTGCCGAAGGGGACGAACACAGCGACCACAGCGCCTAGCGCGCGGTATCGCTCGGGGGGCAGCGAGGCGCTATGGCGGCCTTCTTTTGCGGGTTCCCCGGCGCTTGCCGAGACGCAGAAACACATCGCCGCAATCGCGGTCGCCAGCTTGCCCATAATCATACCCCTGTCAGCTTGTGTAAAGTTCCCGTTCCGCAGCACGGCGGCGCTCAAGCCCGCGCATCTTCTTGCCGTCATTGAACACCCAGCGAGCGAATTGCTTGGCTGCCCCGGCATAGTCCCGCTCCTTGTGGTGGCGGGTCAGCGTGGCGGTCTTGATTGCGCCCGTATTGTAGTGGAAGCTCACCAGCGCATCGAACTGGCCTTGCGTGGTGGGCGTGTCGCCAATCGCCTCGCGGACGCCCTTTTCAAACTTGGCAAGGTCCAAGACAAACCGTGCATCGCACTGCGCCTTCGTCCAGATCGTGCCGCGCGTGATGCCGTGGCCCGTCGAGCCCCAACCCACGGTCCAAGGCAGGCCATCGGAACTGCCGGGGTCGGGATAGGCTTCATACCGCCCATCGGTGCGCAGCTTGGCGCAAGTCTCAAAGCCGTGGATTAGGTCAATGCCGCGCTGGCTTGTGCGCATAGGTCCCTTGGGATTCCAAGGGACCCCCGCCTCCACGGCAAGCTGCTCGCCCGTCTCGCGCATGGCTGCGTCAATGGCAGCGTCCATGCCTGCAATCATGCCGGGGCGATTCCAGAAGCCGGGAACGTGCTTGCCGATGAAGTCGAAAATGGGCTTGCGGTTCATGGCTTTTCCCGATGCGTAAGCTCGTGCTGGATTAGCAGGTCGAGATAGTGGCGGGCCTTTTTCAGATCCTCGACCCCGCCCTTCGCGCGCCAGCGGGTGACGTATTTCACGACATTGCCCTCGGCATATCCAAGCCCGTTCCCGGCGATGTAATCGAATGGCTGGATTGCCAGCGAGGCGTAGTGTGTCCCGCCGATCTGGATTTTGCTGGCCTCACTCATCGACTTCTTCCGGCAGATTGCGGAGCGCGTATTCAGCGGCGAGCCGTTGGTCGATTAGCTTTTGCTGGCGCTCGGCCTCTTCGCGGGCTGCGGTTTCGGCCTGTGCGCCAAGGTGAAAATACGGGGGTTTCATGCTGCCTCGCACATCTCAGGAGTGACGTTATTCGCGCCCGCGTAACCGTAGCGCGCCGAGTAATGGATTGCGGTGATCTCGCGTTCGGACCACCAGCCCCCGCGCGCCGCATAGGCATCACGCGCGGCCATCGTCGGGTGCTGTGTGACCCGCGCGCCGGTTTCGTCCTTTTCCTCTTTGTGGTGCCGGTGGCCGGTGTGGATGTAGACCTTCGGGCAGCGCCCCCAAGCCTCGCGGAATTGCGCCGCGAACAGGGCCGGAAGCTGCGCGTTCTTCCGCAGGTGGCCGTGGTGGAACCCGAGCAGGGTCTTGCCATGCTCAATCGCGTAATAGGGCAGTTCGCTTTCGTGAACGGTCAGGCGCGGCTCATTCTCATAAAGGCAGGCGAACAGCTTGCGGAGCCAGAGCGAGGACGCCAGATCGTGATTGCCTTCGCATATCAGCAAGGTGACGTTCTTGTGCTTCGCGAGCGACTGCGCGACCAGTTGCCGGATAAGGCGAATGGCCACATCGACCACCTTGCCGAACCGCCCGTCTGCATCGAGGACATGGCCGTGCTGCGGTGTGATCGCGGTCAGACCATCCCAATGCAGGAAATCACCTTGAATGTTGACGATTGCCCGCTCGCTTGCCGGTGCGCCAGCGGTCAGTTGAGCCATCGCCGCGATGCCCATCGACTCCGCAATGGCCAGATCCCAATCCGCGCCGCCTTCCTTCCGCCAGGCCAGCATCCCAACGTGATAGTCGGTGAAGGTGTAGAGGCTCAGCAAATCGGCCACAGCAGCGTCTGGGCCAGCGATAGGTGCCACGGGGACCACATCGCCCGCCATCGCATCCACAACGGCCACAAGCGCGGCTAGGGCCGCTTCCTCGTCGCGGTCGGTCTTGACCCATTGCGCCTTAATAACCCCGTCCGCATCGTAAAGCGTCGAGACGCCCTTTGTGATGTGACCGGCGGGGGTCCGGTTGGCGACCTGCTCCTTCAATTCCTCGGGCAGCGTGTCGCGGGCCTTGTGAACCCGGTGCTGCATTGTGGTGCGGCTGACGTTTATCTGCCGTGCCGCTTCGGCAATCGACCCGTATTCTGAGACGAGGCGTAGCGCTTCCAGCATCTCGTCTGGAGTCATGGATGGGGTGGGCATGTGCCCTCCTGCAATAGCGCCCGAAGGCGGTGGATTATCCTGCCTTCGTGCGTCTGCGGCGACGCGGTGCCGTTTCGTCGAGTTGGTCGATCTGCGCCTGCATCTCGGGCGGAATCGGCAGCTTCTTGAAAATGGCCTCCAGCGCATCGAGGCGCGTTTCCACGGCCTTCAACTGCTCGCGAAGGTCGCGGTTTTCATCTTCCAAGCCTGTCTCCCTGCCTCGCTGCCGGTCGAGGCGTTCGCGAAGGTCTTTGTTTTCATCTTCGACCCGCGCGAGCCGAACGTCCTGCGCCGCGACCTGCCGCTGTAGCCCTTCGATGAGCGCAGCCATGCCCGCGTCGAGATTGTCGCGCTTCTGGCTGAGGGTGCCTTGGTTCTGGTCCCAGCGGTTGGATATCCATTCGACGAACCACTTGACCATGAGGAAGCCAGCGCCGGTCCCGAAGCCCGCCGTTGCCCACGGCGCGAGGGCCGCAAGGTCAATCACAGCCACTCTCCGATGAAGCTCTCCAGCTTACGCAGCAATCTCCGCCCCGCGATGAAGCCAGCGATCAGCAGGGACACGCCCACCGCCGCGACAGTCAGGATGCAGGTCACTGGAAAACCCCCGTCGAAAGTGATATGCTGGCCGCATGAAATGGCTTCGGACACTGTGGGCGCGACTGGCGATGCTTTTCGAGCAGGACTGCCCACGCTGCGGAAACGACCGCGATTGCGAGCAATGCCTGTGGGATCAGGCTATTCGCTAGGGTCATGCCGCCACCGCCCCGGCGATGCCCGGAATCTTCCAGTTGGTCCCGTCGAACACGACCGAGGAACCCGTTCCCGCCGCAGCGCCTTCGCCCGCATTCCTGCCATCCGTTGCGAAGGCTTGCGCGCCAACAGGCTGTCCGGCGGGCAGGGTCGCGACCGTGTAGGACGGCATCTTTGGCTTGAACAACCGCACGTTCGTAAACATGACCGCGCCGGTAGCCCCGCCATAGCCGCCGGTCGTCGAGAGGGCCTGGTATTCAATGATTGCCGCCTCGCCAGCAGCCAGAACCAGATCGCCGTTCAGACCCACGATATACGTCGGGTCATCGGTGAAGGTGACGTTGCCGTTCTTGATTATCAGGATGCCGGTCTTGTCGGGCAGGTTCGTTGCAGAGATCCGCGAAACAGTAACCGGGGTGTTGAAATCGCAGACTTGCGCCGAAGCGCCGGAGAGGCGCATCAAGTTGCCGATGATGCCGCCGGATTCGATCAGCGTTTCGTCGATGTGGCGGTTGTAGGAGCCGCGCGACAGGCAAACCATATCGCGCCCGCCGCCAGAGCGCCTTGTGATGAGTCCGTAAAAGCCCGAGCCATTAGCCGCGCCAGAACCACCGTGAAGGCTGGAATTGCTGCCATCGGACAACACCTCGCCCGTCCCGCCACCCCATGTCGGATCGTAAGCGGGAAGAATAACGCCCTTGGGGTCTGACTGAGAGGATATTTGAACACCCACCGACGAGCCCGACTGGCCCTTGATGATGCCCGTTCCCAAAACAAAAACGCCGTATTGGCCTGCGCTGCCCGTCTGGACATTCAGGGCAACGCTTCCGTCTGCCGTAACGCCAAGCTGCCCGCCGATGATTGTGTGAGCCCGCCCCTGCAATTCCATTTCGGTCGTGCCGGAAAGGAGGCTGTGTGGATTAATGTGAGTAGTGTATCGACCCACATCAATCATGCCGAAGCGACCGACGATTTCGGTGTAGTGATTAATAAAGGTCGTGTTCTCGGCTAGGTCGGTTACGAAAGGGCCATCGCCACATGCCGATGCCTCACTGCGCTCGATCAGCGCGGAGATGATCTTACTCGTTCCGCTAAGGCCACCGATCTGCATCGACCGTTTGAACCCGCGAACTGTCATCGTCAGCTTAGCGAGCGCATGGTCCCTGTCGCCCGTATAGACGAAGCCCAAACCAGTTCGATCGGCTTGGGTAATCTGGTCATCCAACCAGTCCTGGTTGAGAATATAGACGCGCTCGATTGGTGTGGTGATAAGCCAGCCCGCGTGAATCCCGTCCCCTGCGCCATACTGGTAGACGCTCAGGTCGTGAATGTGGTTGTGCGCGGAGAAGCCTTCGATGTCGATAACAGGAACGCCAGCGTCCTGCTTGCCGACAACCCGCATCTTGCCGAACTCGATTGAGCCTGCGCCCTGTGCCTCGGCGCGATGCTGTATCCTGATAGTTGGCGTGGTCGTGCTGGAGCCTGCAATCGTCGTGCCTTTTAACTGGGCGTCTGCGATGTATGGTTCACCCGTCCACGCGCCGAGAAAGCTATATGGCGTGTCGCGGTATTCGCTGGTGATGTCCTCGGGGATGTTGAGGGTGCTTGCGACCAGATACTTGCCGGTCGGAACGTCGCTGCCCTCGTAAACGCCATGAACAGCGTCGATGGAGTCCGCAAACGCTGTGGCATTATCCGTGCCCGTCATCACGCCCGCCGCGTCGATCACAGCATCGTCGGTCAGCCCGTTGACGCGGATGGGGTTCGCGGCGATTACGTCCGCGACCGAGCCGGACAATAGCGTTCCAACGCCGCCTGCGCCGCCAACGGCAGCAAGGTCCGTAACCGCGACCTTCGCCGCCAGATCATCGACCAGACCCGTCACCGCATCCTGCCCAATGTTACCCGGCAGGTTCCCGAGGACATACTTGTTGCTGAAGTCGGTCGTCTGATCGACCAGCGCGCCCGATGCGTCGGTCGTCTGGAGAGATTGCCCGTCAGCAGGGGTCCACCAGAACTCGATCTTGCCGGTGGATTGGGCAACCGTGTAGTTTACGATATTGCCCGCGCCATCGGTGAACCGCGTCCCCGCGCTGTCAGCGTAGATCTCGACAATCGCACCCAGGCTATCCGTCACCTGGATGCGGAAGTTGGGCAGGCTGTCGCCGCGCGTGTTGGTGACTGTGTTGAAGTATTTAATGAGACTCATGGCTCGAATCCGCCCCCGCCTAAGTTGTTGAATGTTGCCGTCACATCGGCGGTTGCCGTCTGACCCACGGCATCGGTGATCGTGACGCGGAAGGTCGCGACCGAAGTTCCGGGGCCGATCTCAGCTCGAAAGTTCGTGGTTGCGCTGGTCGGAGTGTTCGCGAGAGCGGCAACGCCAGAGGTCGCCGCCCAAAAGTAGGTGAACGGCGCGCGTCCGCCCGTTGGTGTGGCCGTGGTGAAGCCCGTGTTGACCGCAATCACCCCGGCGCTGCTTTGCGTCCCGGAGACGCTGGTGGGTGACGCGCTGGCGAATAGCGGGTCGGCAAAGGTGGCGACCGTCCGCAACACGCCGCCGTCCATCACTTTAATCTCGCGTAAGTCGCGCAGAACCCCCGCCGCCTTGGCCTTGCCCCGAGTGATTGTGCGCAGCGTTCCTGCGTCCCGGATTGAAATGGCCATCAGAAGGTCAGCAAAATGTCGCCGTTCGACATCGTTGGGACAGCCGCCGCCGCAGCCTGTATAAAGACGCGCCCGGAAACATTGGCTGCGTTTTCGTGATGCAGGAATGCGCCCCGTCCCGTGTAGGTCGGTTGCCCGGTGAACACGGGGGCTAGCAACGGCGCATAGGAGGCAAGGTTGATCGCCCCGACAGTGTCCGAAAGCGCCCTGCCGTCCGACATGATCTGACGAATCGCGAGATTGACCGTGCCGGGTGCGGTGGTTCCTTCCGCAATCGACTGCCCGCCGATCGACAGGTTGGCAGCGGGCGTGAGGGAGTAGCTGGCGAAGGCCATATTGACGCGCTCCAAAAGAAAAGGCCCCGCCGATTGGCAGGGCCGTGATGGTGTGGTATTGTGTGCGGATGGACGAAAAACGGACGCTGCTTGACACGCGCAGAGAGGACCGCGAGGCCTACCGTAAGGGACTTCGCGAGGGCTGGGATCAGGCCTTCTGGCTGGTTTTCGTTATTGCCGTTGTTATTGCTGTGGTGACCTGGAGTAGTTAGAGGCCGCGACACCGCTCGCACCGCCTAGTCCGCGCCCAGCGTTCGACCCTGCAAACTGGCGGGCCGTCTCCAAGAGTTGCGCATATTCATCGCCGCCAAGCGCGAGCAATTCCGCCTCTCTTGCCGCCCGAAGCGTCCTGTCGTTTGAAACCTTCCGTCCAAACAGCCCCGCTGCGGCCATACCACCCGCTGCCATTGCAGGAACAGGATTCCCGGTCATGGCGCTCGCAGCCGCACCCGTGCCTTGGCTCAGTGCGGGCATTATGTTCTGCGGCGAGAACTTGCCCACCCAGCGCATCGCATTGCTGAACTTGTCGCCCTGTGCCACCTCGGAGATCTTCGCTGCGGTCGCAGGGTCGAAAAACGCCTGACCTTGACCGACCCGCTCATCAAGCTGGCCATATAGGGTCCGAACCTGCGCCGCCTCGTCGCTGCCGCGCAACCGCGCCCCCCGGCCCACCGCACGGTCGGTTAGGCCCTCCAATTGCTGCCCGCGAATGTAGCGGCTCGAAACTTCGCGCGCAGCATCCGCGCCCGGCATAACGGGGCCGCTCCAGTCGTCAAAATCCTCCAGCAGCATCGAGGCAATGCGGCGCTCCTTGGGGACTCTGCTCGTTAGACCTTCGCCAAGCGTCTCGCGGACAGTCTGCGCCTGCCTCGGGGACATGGTGCCGCCAGAGAAACTTTCGAGCTGGTCATACGCCTGCCGCGTTGGGCCATCCGCAATGATGACCCTGCCATCGCCACCGAT